ACGATATCCCCGCCTAAAGCAATATTATTTAAACCATAATCCATATGTTTACGGGCAAACATTTCATACATTTCTTTTTGAATATTTTTAAATTCATTAGATAATTCTGGGTACTCGTGTTCAAATACTTCTATAGGAGTTGAATTTAAATTCGGTGGGAGTTTTTTATGTGTTGGTGATTTAGGTGATTTTTTACCTTTTTTAGCATTCATAATTTCTCTATCACTCATATCTGTAAAATATTTTTTAACTGAATCACCCATTAATTTGCTGTTCTAAGGAAAAATATTTATCTATTGCTGCTAATCTGTCATCAGCATCAACTAACATAGCTAATGCTTCTTCAGCATTTTTATAAAAATCTCCTGTTGTGTGATCACCAATACCAACTGCTCTATCACCTAATAATTCAAGTGATAATAGTGCTTTTGCTTTATCTGCCAGTGCAGATGTACGTAACATATCTATTAATTTGTTCATTTTAAAATTTTAGTTATTTCTTTTTTTTCTAATCCATGATCCCCTAATATACGACGAATTTGTTTAATATCCAACAAATTTAAATAATCTTTAGCTTCATTTTTAGAGCATTCCCAATATTTAGCTAAATAATCCAATAATTCTTTACTTGGATGTTTAGTTTTTGATTTAATATATTTATTCCATTTATTATTTTTAGGTATAAATTCCTTATAAACATTATAAATCATTCGTTTTTCTTGAGGTGGTAATTCTTGAACATAATTTACTACTTCAATAAAATCTTGGTTCATGCTCATAAACCTATGAATCATGTAACTGTTAAAAACCTCCCAATCTTTATCTGTAAAAGATTCTACGGGGGATTTTTGGTAATTGATTTGTTTTAGCCAATCAAATACATTGTTCATTTAGCAAAGTTCGTCTTTAAGTTCTTCTCTTAACTCTGCTGGAATTCCTTCACCTAATATTTTCATATTTGTTGGGTCATAAAATACAGGGATTGGCATTATAGCATCATTATCTGTTCCTGCTACAAACTTTGAAATTTTTCTTAAGATAACTCCTGATTGGAATACACTTTTGCCCTCGGCATTTGTAATACCTTCTGTTGTCTTTAGATCAACATTCATTTGAGGGACTTGTTGGTTTTGTTGTTTCATGTTTTTGTCGTTTTTTACTAGTTTCACTTATTTATTATTTATTATTTGATTAATTAAACTCATTGCATTAATTTCTTTATCAATTCTAAAGTTAGCTTTATATTGATGATCATTTACTAATACGGCTATTGTGCCTATTTTATTAGGTAATATTTTATCAGCACTATCATATAAAAATTTAAATAATTCATCAAAATCATCAATATTAGAATCAGCTATTGTTTGTCTAATACTAACAAAACTGGGTTTTGTTTTTTTTAATTCCCCAAGGATAGTAGCCAAGTAACTAGAAGATACTAGTAATGAATCGTCTAAATCTAGACTTCCATCCTTACTACTAGATTGAATTGTATTGAGCATCTTTCTTAAATCAGGGTAGTATTGATTAACTACCTTACCAATGGCAATAGGTTCGAATTTGATGCCCTCCTTTTCACAAATACTAGCTAAATGAACGGCTACTTCCTTTTTAGTGGGAGGAATTACTTTTAATACTTGACACCTTGATTGTAAAGGATCAATTATTCTTTCTATATAATTACAAGTTAAAATAAAACGCGTCGTACGTGAGAAAGTTTCAATAATATTACGGAGAGAAGCCTGCGCTTGAATAGTAAGAAAATCAGCTTCATCCAAAATGACCACTTTAAGTGGTTTAAAAGACATTGTGCTCGCAAAGCCCTGTACTTTATCACGAATCGTCTCAATCCCTCTTTCATCTGAGGCGTTAATATAAAGATGATCGCAATCGAGATTTTTAATACAAAGTTTAGCCAGAGTTGTCTTTCCTGTACCAGCGGGTCCATAGAATAAATAATTTTGGATGTCGTTATTTTCTAATTGTTTAGAAATAGATGCTTTTAATTTAGCATTACCAACATACGTATCTAGGGTTATTGGTCTATACTTCTCGTTTAATAAACTATTGTCCGTATTCGCCATAAATTGAAAATAATTTTTCTTTAGGTGCTTCAATTACTACTTCTTCTGCGTTAATTGCATATAATGAACTTTGTAATGGTTCTAACCTATAATGGCCTTTAAACCCAGTTTTAACCATATATGCTTCTAAAGTATCAGTTAACGTTTTATGTACTGGTCCATTAGGTTCATTTGCAACTAAACGCCACTTATCACCAGGAGGAACTCTCCTAGCAATAAGCATGTTTTCTTCTTTTATTTTAATTGTATCTTTCATATTAATATTGTGACATACCTGCAGCATTTGTAGCTGAATCTTGTAGTATTTTTAATTTTTCTTCAATTGATTTTTTATCTTGTGTTAAAGTACATTCAGTTAATAATACGGTTCCTGCAACTGATGCTGCATTTATTAACGCCAATCTACAAACTTTTGTAGGATCAATCACGCCTTTTTCTCTAAAATTAACAGTATCTCCTGAATTAACATCAATACCAGCCCAAACATCATTTCCTGAGCTAACTAACTTGTCAGCTAGTATTTGACCTTTAACTTCATCATAACCAGCATTAACTAAAATTTGATTAAATGGTTTTGCACAAGCTGTTTTTACTATATTTGCCCCAATTGAATCTGCTTTAATACCTGAAGAAGCATATAATAATGCTACTCCACCTCCAGGTACAATACCTTCATCTAAAGCTGCTTTTGTAGCATGTAAAGCATCATCAACTCTATCTTTTTTCTCTAACATTTCTGTTTCAGTATTTCCACCAACGTGTACAATTGCTACTCCTCCGACGAATTTTGCCAATCTGTTTTGGAGTTGCTCCGTTTCATACGGCGTTCTTGCTTTTTCAATTTGTTGTTGTAATTCTTCAACACGTGCTTCAATTTCATCTGTTCCTCCTTTTCCATCTACTATTGTTGTTTGTTCTTTTGTTACTGTTGCTTTTCTTGCTTCACCAAACCAATCCCAACTGAATTTGTCTAGTTTCATTCCTTTTTGTTTATCAAATACTTTACCACCCGTTGTAATAGCAATATCTTGTAATACTAATTTACGTCTATCACCAAACTCAGGTGCTTTTACAGCACACACATTAATTGTACCTCTCATTTTGTTTACAATTAAAGTAGCTAATGCTTCATTATCAATATCTTCTGCGATAATTAAAAGTGATTTACCTTGAGCTGATACTGCTTCTAAAATTGGTAACAATTCTTTTACTGTATTTAATCTATGATCCATAATTAAAATAGCAGGATTATCTAAAACACTTTGCATTGTACTATTATCAGTAACAAAATAAGGTGATTTAAATCCTCTATCAAATTGTAATCCTTCTACTGTTTCAAGATAAGTATCTCCTGTTTTAGATTCTTCAACGTGTACTACACCTTCTAAACCTACTTTTTCAATTGCTTGAGCAATTAATTTACCAGTTTCTATATCATTGTTAGATGAAATTGTTGCAATTTGTTCTAATTGATTTTCACCTGAAATATCTTCGGCTATATTATTTTTTAGATTTAATACTACTTCTTTAACTGTTTTATCAATATCTCTTTTAATTTGAACTGCATTTTCTCCATTATCTAAAGCTGTTAAACCATTTTTAATCATTTCTCTAGCTAATAAAGTAGATGTGGTTGTACCATCTCCAGCTTTATCTGCAGTTTTCATAGCTGCTTGTCTAATTAATAATTGACCTAAATGTTCTTCAGGATCAGATGTTACAAATGATTTAGCAACTGTAACTCCATCTTTAGTTGATTGAGGTGGTTCTGCGTGTCCTTTAAATATTACAACATTTCTACCATTAGGTCCTAATGTTGATACTACTGCGTCTGCTAGTTTATCAATACCTTTTAATAAACCTTGTCTTGCTTCTTTTCCGTATTTTACTTGATTTTCCATTAAATATCTGTTAAGTCGTTTATGTCTTGTTTAGTTATTTCCGTTTCTGCTAAAGCATCTTCTACACTTACTGTAGATTCTACTCTTGCTAAAATGTTATTTTCAGGGCCTACATAATATTCTTCACCATTAAATGGTAACTTTGTAAATCCTTGGGTTGGTAATACTACCCTATCTCCTACTTTTAATTGTGTTGGTATTTTATCACCTGTTAAGGTAAAATTACCATCTCCAACAGAAACTACTTCTCCAAAAGTATTTGTTTCTTTACCCATATCTGGAACAATAATATTCCCATATGTTTCTTCTTCAGCCTCTATAGGCTTAACGATACATGCGTTATATAACGCTACTAACTTGCTCATTTATAAATTGTTTAAGGTTTAATTCTATTGTTTTATATTGATTTAATAATTCATCTAAAGATCTAGTCTCTTTATCATGTTTAAGGTTTTCAGAAATAGCAAATAATGCTTGCCCTAAATTACTATGAAAAGTCAATGCTTTATCATAAGACTTTTCTGTTGTTCCTTTACTTCTAAAGTGATTAGAGTTTTTTTGTATAGTTTGGTTAACGGTGCAACAATTATCATCAATTGTTACAAAATACGGTTCCAATAAAGGATCCTTGATCATTGTGTGGGATTTTGCTTTTCTAGCCATATAACTTATTATTTTTCGTTGACCTAAATATACGAAATAGGATGCGCTAGGACACGCTTTTTTTAATATAACTTTATTTTATTTTAATCGACTTTGGTTTAGCTTCTTCAGCTAGTGGTATAAAAATTTCTAATAAACCATTCGTCAAAACTGCATCAATTTGAGTTAAATCAAATTTAGGTGCAATTTTATATCTTAAATCGAATGATTTTTTAGATAAACCATTATGAATCATCCCATCATGGAATTTTTCTTCTTCTGGTTTAGTATAACTAATTTTTAAAGTATCCCCTTCAATATCCAGTACTACGTCTTTTTTAGTTAGACCAGTACAGGCAACTTCAAATGACAAACCTTTGTCATCAAAGTAAATATTAAGTGGGTGTGGTTGTTTGAAATTCCCAACAGGTTGAAATGTGCTGTCGGATTTAAAGTGGTTCCTAAATAGGATGTCGAAAGGACTTATGTGCCTCTCTAAGATTTCTAATGTACTCATATCATTTTGTTTTGTGGAGCCGAAGCTTCCGGTTAATTTAATTTAAACATAACACGTGCCCTAGCTACATCTTATGTTCGGTTATACGTATATAATACTAAGGAAAAATCGCGTTTCCTAGTAAATTTCTGTTTCTTTTCCTGCTGTATCAAAGAAAAATACCTGTGTTAATCTAGCTGAATCAATGTCCCATCCAAAATAGGTAGGTGCAGCATGAATTAATTTAGCATCCCAAATAACACATCTATTAAAAATATTAGCAGCAGTATCAATTTTAAAATATTTGGTTGGATCAACCCAAGTATTATTATCAAATGCTTCACCTATATTAGGTTCACCACCTCTTAATCCTGTTTCTTTATGAGCATAAAACGAAGTACCTGCTTCATATGGAGCATCTGGGTTTAGATAAACAGCAGCGGCCCAAGTTTGACTATCACAATGGTATACAGGTCTAAAATCTGCTTTATGATTTTGGAATCTAGCATTCATACCATGCTCTTCCCATACTGTAATTTTTTCACCTATAGTTTGTTCAAATTTTTCTTTTACACCTTTAAAAAAGAATTGCTTTCTCGTTCTTAATCCTTCATAACCTTGATCATCAAAATACCATTGGTTAACTGCAAATTTTCTTAGTTCGTGAGGGTTTGTATAGAAATCATCTATTACAAATATTCTATGTTTATGATCTGGGGATACAGCAAAATCATCTGTGTGTATTGTTCCCCAATCTTCTTGTGGGTTTGAATCTTTATACATAATATTAAAATTGGTTATTTTCTTTTTGTGACATTTTATAAATACTGATTATTTCCTCAGTATTAAATTCTATTTTAATCATTGATGCAAAATCCCCATAATGTAATGAAAATTTAGTAGCATCACTATCTTTATTTGCGTTTAATACTTCTTTTAAATTATTAGCACTAAATTGAATATCCATATTAGCAAATTTATTATCAATAGGAGTTGAAATTTGGTAATTAACTTTACTAGCAAAATTAGAATCATCACCAAATACAAATTCTAAGACAGTATCACCATCTAAATTAGCAACACCTTTAAGAGAAAATAAATCTGAATCTACTAATGCATTTTTTGCTTTAATTAGATTATCAATATCATCTCTTTCTAAATCAATTTCTAAATGCCATTCTTCATTTGTTGGATATTCAATTCTAGGAATAACTAATGGATCAGCTAACGAATAACTTAATTCAAAATTAGAATCACTAATATTTAATTTATTAGATAAT